TCCGATGTAGAAGAGAAAAAGGAAACAAAGACTGTAGTTACTAAAAAAGTTCCTGTTAAAAAGGAAGAAAATCTAGTAATTACTCAAGAAATGATTGATCTATGGCCTGGACTAGAATTAATTAAGGATATTCCAGCAGAAATGGCACTAATTAAATCTATTGATGTAGAAAATCAAGAAATTGTTTGGAATACTACTGACATGGCACAATGTGGTGGATGTGATATGGAGATACCAAACTCTTCAGAAGTATGTGCCTTTTGTGGACAGGATTACCGATCATAAAAAGTATTAGTTAAAAATAATTAAAAGAGAGATAGTAATATCTCTCTTTTTTGTTTATACATTTTTAACTATATAAACAAGGTATAATAATGATGAAAACCAAACTAACAAAAGATTATTTTGTCGAAGATTATAAAATTAAAGCTGAAACTAATATTTTATATGAAGAGGATTGTCCCTATATTATATTAAAAAAAGATGGGAATGCTATGTCAACAGATGAAGTAGAAGCACTAGTAAAGCCTAGTATGGATCAATTAGAAGCAGATGGAGCTTTTACAGGAACTACAGTACCAGAAGAACTTAAAGGTGCTGTAAAAACTTTTATTAGACAAGAATACAATAGAGACTGGAAAGTACCTGATATTGATAGAATAAAGAAGTATATCATAACTCGCAGTCCCAATTTTGCTAAGTAAATAATATAGGAGAAAACAATATAATGAAAAGAATAACAGAATCTAACAAAAAAGAAATATTTGTAGTATATGTATCCTCAATAGGGTCTTCAATTCAAGTAGTAACAGAAAAAAATTATTCAGATGTAGAAGATATATTTGATGCTGCTTGGGACGATATAGAGAAACAACAAGGAGCAGATTTAGGAGAAATTTGGATAGATGATTGCTGGGTAGATGGTATGGATGTTCCTTCTGGTATTGACTGGAAAGATTTACTTACTGATAAAAAAGGTCAACTTGATCCTGATATGATAGAAAAAATATTTGAAGATAATTATTTTGCTATTAAAGCAGGATTTATTATTGAAAAACAAGGTAAAGGAACAAATATAGAAGAATATTTAGATGAAGTTCAAGTATATGATGCAAAGAGAGATAACTGGGTAAAAGGTGGTTATGATAATATGTACCCTGAAGACTGGATGTTAGATTATGTAGAAGAAATGTATCCAGATTTATATAAACTTTTAGATAAATATAATTCTGGTTCTTATTTTAACTGGGCATCATTACTAACAGACAATGAGTTAAATGGTGATTTCTCATCTAGTAAAATGGATGATTACTTTGTTTATGTAAACGGTAGATTTTAATAGCTATAGCACTAGATAGTAATATCTAACCTACTGAAGTAAAATTCAGTAGGTTTTTAACTATAATAATATGTTAGATAATAATGATTTAGCTTCATTAAAAGATATGTCAAAAGATTTACTTTTACATCCGAATGTAGAAGATAGTAAAGAAAAAGAATATTTAAAAGGTATATTAGAATCAGAAATTTTTAATCAAGCAGAAATAGAAGAATTAAATAAAGTATTCAAATTAATATTTGATGATAAAAATACTTCGGATACAAAAAAATTAGATTACTTAGAAAATATCTGGAAGTTGAATTATATTCGTAAGCCCCCTTCACCACAAGAGTTCTTAACAAACTACTGGCTAGGAGATACAGCAGAATCTTTATACCCTTATGTACGCCAAGCTTTTCTAGATTTTTTTGATGTTGAAAGTCCATATAGGAATCTAGTAGAATATTGGCCTATCGGATCGGGTAAATCTGTACTAGTATCATTAATTAAATTATACATCTCTACTATTATTTATTATTTACGTGATTATAAACAATTTTTTAAATTAGCTAAAACTACCTATATTGTTGATGGTACAGTATCATTAACACAAGATATGGCATATGACTTAAACATTAGACCCATGTTGAATATTATGGGAACTTCTCAAAAGTTTTGTCGAGTAATGAAAGAAGAACAATTAATTAAAAAAGTAAAAGAGAATCCAGAAATAATTTACTATACAACCGCAGTAAAAGGAAATGCTATTTTTCGTGTAGGAGATTTACATTATCATACTATTAGTGAACCTGCTAACTTATTAGGTATAACAATAATTAGTGTATCTTTAACTGAGTTAGCATTTATGATGGAAAAAGGTATGAAGCCAGAAGTTGTAATGAGATTATTAAATGATTCTAAAGGACGTGTATTTAGTCGATTTGGAAAACATTATCTAGCTCGTACAGTAATTGACTCTTCTCCTAATGATTTAAATAATCCAGTAGACAGATATATTTATTATGAATGCACAAAAGACCCTACAGTATTAAGATTAATGGGTAAAAAATGGGAGTTACAACCTTTCTTGTTTCCTATATGGGAAAAAACTAAAGAAACTTTTCCTGTTTATTTAGGAAATGCTGCTAAAGCTCCTAAAATATTAATGGAAGGAGAGAAAGAGAATACTGATTTACATAATCCTGTAGAAGTAATGGATTTCCCCATAGACATTAAACAATTAGCTGTAGACAGTTTAACTAAAACAATAAAAGATTATGGTGGTAGACCCTCTGGACAAGATGCTAAGTTTATTACAAATTTTGATATGATAGAAGATATTTTTGTTCCTTCATTGAAAAATTTCTATACTTATGAACATGCTCCTGTATCTTTGCCACCAGAAGGATTATTATGGGATTTAGTTAAAAAACAACTTTTCATATACACAGGAAAAGGAAATATGTATGATTTTTATCGTAATCCTACAGTAGATAGATTTGTTTCTATAGACTTAGCAGAGAAACATGATATGGCTACTTTATCAATGTCACATGTAGAAAAGAATATTAAAAATGAAAAAATATATGTAGTAGATTTTAGTTTAGCTATATATAGAACAAAAGAAGATATAAATCTAGATGCTTTTAAGTTTTTGATATTAGATATGATTAAATATGGTAGAGTTAATATAAAGAAAGTAAGTTTTGATAGATATCAATCAAGCTCTGCTAGACAAGCATTAATACGCCATGGAGTAGATGTTATTAATTTTAGTGTTGATACATCTCCAGAACCTTATATGTCTTTTGCTAACTATATGCAGACTAGAAGAGTTAAGATGGGTAAGAATTTAATAATGAAAAATAATTTAAAATCATTAGTAAATAGTCAAACTCCAAAATCAGGAAAGTTTAAAATAGACCATGAGCAAGGAGAATGGGTAGATTTATTAAATACTGACTGGATTACTTCTAGATGTGGTTATTATGGAAAAGACTTGTCGGATTCTGTAGTAGCTTCTATAGCTTTATGTGATATGTTTTCTACAGACGGAGCAGATTATATATGGATAGATGAAAATGAAAATAGTAGAATAGAAGAAAAAGGGTATAATAGAGTACTAAAAGAATTATCTAGCAAGTTTAATTTAGTAGTTAATGGATAGCTTGACAAAATAAATAATTTAGTATACACTACTTATAAGGATAAACAATGTTATTAGAACGTAAAGAAAAGATAGATAAATATATAGGTAGACAAGTTTATTATCAACTAGTTAATTTAGGTAATATCTATTTAGAGTCAGGTATATTACAATATAATTATGTTAATGAAAAATTAAATATGGTATTATCTTATATTGGTCCAGATAAAAATACTAATTTCTGTATTAACTCTTTAACTTTATTAGATGAAGAAAAGAAATATATTTTCTCTTAGCACCTTTCCACATTTAACACAAAGTAACTATCTATAGACAAACAATAGAGGAGAACAAATTTTTGTATGCATGAATTTAATGATGTTTCTAAAGAAATTTTATCAGAAGTAACAGTTCATATGAAATATGCAAAGTATAAAGCAGAGAATAAAAGAAGAGAAGACTGGAAAGAATTAATTGATAGAAATAAAGAAATGCATATTAAAAAGTTTCCACAATTAAAAGATGAAATTGAAGAAGCTTATACATTTGTTTATGATAAAAAGATATTACCTTCAATGCGTTCATTACAATTTGCTGGAAAACCAATAGAAATAAATCCTTCAAGATTATATAATTGTTTTACGAGAGATACTAAATTTATTACTACTAAAGGAGTTAAATCATTTGAAGATTTTAATGATGGGGATATTATAGAGGTATATAGTCATACAGGAAATATAAGAAAGGCTAGAGTTAAATATTATGGAAAACAAAATGTAGATAGTATTTATTTTAATAGAACAAAATCAAATAAAGTAGTAAGAGCAACAGGTAATCATACATGGATACTAAAAGATGGCTCAAGGGTTACAAATTTAAAAGAAAAAGATATTCTTTATGGTGCGCCAAAATTATTTGATACTTTTGATTTTAATAATGCCTCTCCTTTTGAAAAATTATATTGGTGTTATGGCTATGTTTTTGGTGATGGAACTTTAGTAAAAGATGGTAGTGAGTATAAATATTCAATGGTTAGATTGTGTGGAAAAGATGCTATAAAATATGAAAATAGATTTATTGAAATGGGTTTTTCAACCTCATCATCATTGTCTTTGAACGGAGACATTATAATATGTACAGGAAAATATCAAAAAACAAGTCCCGATTTTAATAAAGATTCTATAAATTTAATAAGAGCTTTTCTATGTGGTTATTTAGATGCTGATGGTTATAAAAATTCTGATTGGCATTTAAACAATGAGTTATGTAGGTATAAAAGTATTCAATCTTCCCAATTAGATCATATTCAATTTTTAGAACTAGCATTAGAAACTTGTGGTTTTTATAATTTAACAAAAAGAGATTTAACTGGAGAAAAAACCAATTTTGGTATTAGAGGAGAAACTTATAGCTACACTTTAACTAATAAGATAGGATCAAAAACAGGACCTAATTCTTACTGGTCTGTAAAAAAAATAGAAAAAAATACATCATATGAGGATGTGTGGTGCTTAGAAGTAGAAGAAGATCATAGCTTTATTCTTTCTGGTGGTATTGTAACTGGGAATTGTTCTTACTTAGCAATTGATTCTGTTGTAGCCTTTTCTGAAACAATGTTTTTACTATTAGGTGGTACAGGAGTAGGTTATTCTGTACAAAAGCATCATATAGATAAATTACCTTTATTACGTGGTGATATTAAAGTAAAAGGTAATACTAGAAAAAAAAGATTTTTAATATCAGATAGTATAGAAGGTTGGGCAGATACTATTAAAGTATTAATGGAATCTTATTTTGAAGGTAAAAAAGAAATTGAATTTGATTATAGAGATATTAGACCTAAAGGAGCTAGACTAGTTACCGCAGGTGGTAAAGCTCCTGGACCACAACCACTAAAAGATTGTGTACATAATATTCGTAAAGTATTAGATAAAGCTATAGAAGATCGTGGAGTCAATACTAAATTAAAACCTATAGAAGCTCACGATATACAATGTTTTATTGCTGATGCTGTATTATCAGGTGGTATTCGTAGAGCAGCTATGATTTCATTATTTAATTTTGATGATGAAGAAATGTTAGAATGTAAATATGGTAACTGGTATGAACTTAATCCACAAAGAGGAAGAGCTAATAATAGTGTTGTTATTGTTAGACATAAAATAGTAGAAGAAGATTTTTTAAATATTTTTAAAAAAATAGAAAAATCTCATTCAGGAGAACCAGGAATATATATCACTAATGATGCTGAATGGGGAACTAATCCTTGTGTAGAAATTTCATTACGATCTAATCAATTTTGTAATGTAGTTACTATGAATGGTGGTACAGTAAAAGATCAAGAAGATTTTAATCGTAGATGTAAATCTGCTTCTTTAATAGCAACTTTACAAGCTTCTTATACTGACTTCCATTATTTGCGCGATATTTGGAAAGAAGTAACAGAAAAAGAAGCATTAATTGGAGTATCAATTACTGGTATTGCTAATAATGTATTTATGCATACAATAAAATTAAAAGAAGGAGCAGAGATAGTAAAAAAAGAAAATGAACGTGTAGCAAAACTAATAGGAATAAATAAATCTGCAAGATGTACTACAATTAAACCAGAAGGAACTTCTTCATTAGTATTAGGAACTTCTTCAGGTATTCATGCATGGCATAATGACTACTATTATAGAAGAATTAGAGTAGGAAAAAATGAAGCAATCTATACTTATCTACTTATTAATAATCCCACACTATTAGAAGATGATGAAATGTTAAAAGATACTGCTATAATAAAATTCCCTATTAAAGCTCCTGAAGGTGCTATTACTAGAAATGAACCAGCTTTACAGTTGTTAGAAAGAATGAAGTTTGTTCATGAACAATGGATTAAACCAGGACATAGAAAAGGTTCTAATATGCATAATGTCTCTTTAACTGTAAATGTTAGAGAAGATGAATGGGTAGAAGTAGGAAATTGGATGTGGGAAAATAAAGATTATTATAATGGTATTTCTGTATTACCTTATGACAATAGTAGTTACATTCAAATGCCTTTTGAAGATTGTACAAAAGAACAATATGAAGAATTGTATGCATATTAGAACCTTTTCTATGT